CATGTACTACATAATTAAAAGCGCTCGACTAGGCCATGTTGGCACCGAGTACGAACCCAAACCCGGCATAAACGTAGAGGCCCTATTGTGGGGCGGTTTCATTGCGGAAGTAAACGACCAGCAACCCGACGAAGTATCCACACCCGCACCAAAAAAAGGTGCTAAAAATAAGAAAGCAACGAAAGAGAGTTAAACACCATGGCAACCAGCACCTACCTAGCAACACCCGGCGTAGCCGTTAACAGCGTTTCGCTAACCGACCAATGCACCGCAGCCGTATTTACGCACCGTTTTGACCAACTCGAATACACAACCTTTGGTCAGACGTCGCGCCAGTACCAAGCAGGATTAGGCAACCACGAAGTAACCCTTACCCTTTACCAGTCGTACGCAGCAACCGAGACCTACGCAACGTTGGCCGCGCTTGTTGGCAACGACGACATCACCGTTGTCGTTGACGCAGCCGGTGAACTTTTTACCTTGACAAATTGCGCGTTGCTTGAAATGCCAGTTGTTAACGCGGCCTTGGGCGAACTTTCCACCGTAGACATTACGTTTGTTGGTGGCACTTACAGCGTTGCATAATTAGCGCCGAACCATCGGCCCGACACGAAAGCAGGCACAATGCAATTAACCCTTGAAGTAACCAACCAAGACGGCACTTACCAAGTAAGCACAAACCTATTTACCATTGTGCTATGGGAACGTCGTTTCAAACGTAAAGCGGCCGACATGGCAAACGGTATAGGCGTTGAGGATTTGTTGTTTTTGGCTTGGGAAGCAAGCAAGCAATCTAAAATTGTTGTGCCGTCCGAATTTGACAAATACTGTCAACAAGTAACCAACATTGAGGTAACCGCACAAGAGGCCCCAAACCCTACCCAAGCGGCACCTACCGACGGCAACTAGCCGAACTACTAGTTGCAATAAGTTGGGCGCCGCATTGGTACAGCGCAACGTTTGACGCGCAAGACCTAGCCACCGTGGCTAAAGTTTTAAAGGAACGAAACAAAAGGTAACCCCATGGCGCAACCAGTTTTACAGGTCAAAGGTATTCAAGAAACCCTTGCGCTATTAAACAAAATAGACCCGTCCTACCGCCGCAAGATCACAACCCGCATTAAGCGAAGCGGCGAAATAATCCTTAGCGAAGCCCGCAGCATGGTGGCCCATTACGACAACAGCAAAGGCAACGGCGCCCCATTGTCGGGCATGGCTCGAGGCAATTTAGTGCGCGGCCGTGAGACCAGTTGGCGAACCGATCAGGTACAAAAAGGCTACAAAATTAGGGTAGGTGTACGCCCTAGCCGTGAACGTTACGTAGATTTTAACCGTGGCGGTTATACCGAACAGATTGTTTTTGGTGCGAAGCCTTACCGGCTTATGGTGGTGCAATCAACAGACCCCGCGGGCGTGATCTATGACCATGCCGGGCGAAACGTAAGCAGCTTGTTTGTGGCGAACCTTACGAAAGAGGAAGGCGGGCAACCGCGTGTTATTGACAAAGCGGTAACGAACAACCGCGACGCCGTGCAACAAGACATACAATCGGTTATAGCCGACGTTGAAAAACGCACAAACACGCAACTAAAGCAGAGGGTTAAATAATGGCAATTAACATACCGATTATTACGTCGTTTGTTAACACCGGTATTCAGGCTGCCGACAAACAACTAAAAAAGTTTGGTACGAGCGCTGCCGCTGTTGCTGGCGCGGCTGGCGGGTTGTCTATTGCGTTTGGCACCGTTAAGAGTGTTATTGGGCCAGCGATTACCGCGGCGTCAAACTTGCAAGAAAGCATGTCAAAAGTAAACGTTATTTTTGGCAAGGGTGCAAGCGAAGTAGAAAAGTTTGCAGCAAGCGCGGCCCGTAACCTTGGCCAGTCGAAGCAATCCGTTTTGGACGCTGCCGGGGCTTTCGGTACCTTTGGTAAAGCAGCCGGGTTAGGTGGCCAAGACCTAGCAACATTTAGCAACGACTTTACGGCCCTAGCAACCGATTTAGCGTCGTTTAACAACACAAGCCCCGAGGAAGCCGTACAAGCGATTGGCGCCGCGTTGCGGGGCGAAGCCGAACCTTTGCGCCGTTTCGGTGTTTTGCTTAACGACGCAACCCTAAAACAAGAGGCATTAAACCTTGGCATTTACGACGGCAAGGGCGCGCTTACCGCGCAACAAAAGATTTTGGCAGCGCAAGCCGCGATCTATAAACAGACAACAGACGCGCAAGGCGACTTTTTACGAACCAGCGACGGACTAGCAAATAGCCAACGTACGTTAAGCGCCGAGTTTGCAAACATACAGGCACAACTAGGGCAAAAGTTGTTGCCGTTAATGGAAGACTTTACGCAATCGTTGTTGTCTATTAGCGATTGGGTGCGCCGTAACCCTAAAGCGTTTAGCATGATTGGCAACGGTTTAGGCGAAATTGCTACCCAAGCCTTTAAAGCAACCAACAGCCTTTACCCGTTTTTGTTTAACCTTACGCAACTTGTTGGTAACACCGTTGAAGCCGAAAAGGTTACGGGTGCATACAACGAAAACTTGAAGCGGTCAACAGCTGCACATATTCGAGGCGTGGACGCTGCACACGAATTTAACAAAAGCCTTAAAGACACCGAAGTAAAAACGGGTGGCGCGTCTAAAGCAATTAACGAACTTTACGACGTAATCAGCGACAAACTAACTAACGCCCTTGAGGACGCTAAAGACCAGTTAACCGACGCGCAAGACGCTTTTACCGATTTTGGGCAATCCGTAGCCGACGGCATTAGCGAAGCATTTAGTTTTGCCGACGCTAAAGCAGCTGGCGAGGAAACTGGCGGCGGGTTTTTGGCAGGTTTGCGCGATCAGGTAGAGGGCATTAAACAGTATGCAACAAACGTTGATTTGCTGTTGCAACGTGGGCTTAGCGAACAGGCTTTGCAATCGGTTTTAAACGCTGGCGCGGAAGCAGGCGCGGCGATCTCGCACGAACTGATCGCAGGCGGTCAGGAAGCAATTACAGGCCCGGGCGGTGTAAACGAGTTAGTTTCCACGGTTCAAACGGTCGCAGACAAGTTAGGGCTTGACACGGCGAGCCGTTTCTACCAAGCGGGTGTAGACCAAGGCACCGCCCTTGTTGCAGGCTTAGAAAGCGTCCTAGCGAAGTACGAAAAGATTTTAGCAAACCCGAAACTAACGACTAAGCGCCTAGAAAACTTGTTAGAGCAAGCACAAACCGACATTGCATTTACGCAGATAACAGCCGGCCAAACGATTGCAACCCCAGCGCCTACGGCCTCGAGCATTGCCAGCGTCAACCAAGCCAAGGCAGCACGAACAGGCGGCGCGCCCGTGACAGTAAACGTTAACGGCGGGTTGGCTACTAGTGCCGAAATTGGCAAGGTAGTGACCAACAGCCTTAAAGCGTATGCACGGCAAACAGGCCCGCTAGAAATACCGACGGTTGGTTACAGGTAATGCCCGGTACAGCAATCGCGCAAGCCGGCAACTATTCGCTACTAGTCGACACGGGTTACGACGTCAACAGTTTTACCCTTGACAGCGACGTTAAAGGTTTATTAGACGGCACGTTTCCATTAGGCCCGGGTAGCGACTTTGCCGACATTACCGACAGCGCAACCCAAATAAGCATTAAGCGCGGTAGGCGCGACATAGGCGACCAGTTTGGTGCTGGCACCATGACATTTACCATTAACGATGTGGACGGCATTTTTAATCCGTTTGACGAAACAGGGCCGTTTTATAACACGCCCGACGCGTTGCCGGGGCTTGCCCCATTGCGCGCCGTTGAACTAATCCGCTACGACGACAACGACAACCCGCAATACTTGTACCGCGGAAAAGTTGTTAACTACAACTACAACTTTGCTTTAGACGGAATAGATACCGTGACCGTGTTTTGTAGCGACGCTTTTTATTTGCTTAGCCAAACGTTTATGGACGAATTAAACGTTGCCGTTGAAACATCAGGCGAACGTATAGAAACCGTATTAGACCTACCCGAAGTGCAATTTCCTACGGGCGCAGCTCGAAGCATTGACCCGGGCACCGTAGACCTAGGCCACGACAGCGCCTATACCGTGCCGGGCGGTACGAACGTTTTAGGTTATTTGCTACAAATAAACCAAACCGCCGAATTTGGCCGTTTGTTCATGTCACGATCAGGTGTCTTGACCTTTACGCCGCGTGTGGGATCGTCGCTTAGCGCACCGTCCGTTTCATTTGTAGACAACGGTTTAGGCGTACCCTACGACGGGCTTGGCATAACCTTTGAAGCGGACGCCGTAACCAACCGCGTTTACATAGAAAACCTAGGCACAACCAACGCCACCGCCGACGATCTAGTTAGCCAAGGCCTGTATTTTGTGCAAACAAACAGCATTACCAACAGCCTGCTAGACGACACCGAACTAGCTGCCGCCGCAACCTACCTGTTAAACGGCACCCCGGAAGCCCGCTACAACAGCGTAGAAACCGTATTTGGTGCCCTAACCGACGCCCAACGCGACACCGTAGCCGTCGTAGACATCAGCGACACGGTAAGTATTGAACGCACATTTATTACAGGCAACACCACAACCACGCTTGCCCAAGAGTTAAGCGTCGAGGGCGTCGAGCATGAGATCACATTAAACGGGCACCGCATAATGCTATTTACCAGCCCTACAACGATTGTTTACGAACTAATACTTGACAACGCCGAATTTGGAATTATTGACGCGCTAAACGTGTTGGGTTGATCTAGGCTAAAAGTTATGGCTATTCAAGATTTTACCGCCGGGCAGGTTTTGACCGCCGCGCAAATGGACGCATTACAGGCCAACGATTACAACCAAACCGTTAGCACCAAAACCGACGACTACGTTTTAGTGGCAGCCGACAAAGGCACACGTTTAGTAATGAACAGCGCGACCGCTAAAACCTTTACCGTTAATAGCGGTTTGTTTGCAGCCGGTGACACACTTTTTATACAAAACATTGGTGTTGGCACGGCAACTATTACCGCCGGCACGGCAACAGTAACAACCGCTTCATCACTAGCGTTAGGCACGTGGGCAGGTGGCACCTTGTATTTTACAAGTGCTAGTGCTGCTATTTTTTTTAGCGGTGGCGGTGCTGTTTATGGCGCCGCAACAGGTGGCACGTCTTCGAGCATTACGGTTGGCGGCATCAATTACACGTTGTTAACTTTTACAAGTAGCGGAACATTGACGGTAACTAAGTCCGGGTTGTTTGATGTGCTTGCATTTGGCGGGGGCGGCGCGTGTTTCCCAGACCCATCAACACGGTCAATGGGTGGTGGTGGCGCTGGCGCTTCAGTTTTGCAAACCGTTTATTTAACCGCTAACCAAACCGTGACAATTGGCGCGGGTGGTACTGGTACAAGTTTTTCATTAAACGGCAATTGCGGAAGCCCAAGCGGTTTAGGCGCGCAAAGTGTTGCGGTTGTGGCAACCGGCGGTACAGGTTCAGCGCCAATTTCCTCGGGTGCTGGTTGTATTTTAAGTGGTTGCGGTAGTGGTTCTTTTGCAGGTGCAGCTAACGCAAGCACAACAACATTGAGCGGTTACAACGGCGGAAATAGCGGCGACAACTTTTCGGGCGGCGGTGGCGGTGGTTCAGCAGGCGTAGGCGGAAACGGAAGCGTTGCGACTGGCATTGGTGGCGCTGCTGGGGCAGGTTACGACATCAGTACTTTTGTTGGCGGTTCAACAGCATATAAAGCAGGCGGTGGCGGTGGTGGCGGTTCAACTACTGGCGGCGCAGCAACAACGGGCGGAACCGCTGGAACGACTGGCGCTTATGCGGCAGGTGCAGCAAACAGCGGTAACGGTTGCGGCGGTGGAAGAAGCAACACGGGCGCTAACGGTGGTTCAGGAATTCTTTATGTAAGGTTTAAGATTTAACATGGCACATTTTGCACGAGTAGAAAACGGTTTAGTTGGCGAAGTAATAGTTGTTTCTAATGACGATTGCGACAACCTTGATTTTCCAGAATCTGAACCAGTAGGCCAGGCTTACATTGCGTCAATTGGTCTTGCCGGCACATGGTTGCAAACCAGTTATAGCGGTTCATTTAGAAATATATTTGCTGGCCCAAGTGTCCAATTTGATGAATCTGTTGGCGAATATGGTGCGTTTGTAATTCCGCCAGTCGAGCAATGAAATGGCGCCCTTTTATTGGTTACGCGATATTGATTATCGTAGTTTGGTGGGCTTGTAGTGCTTGCAGCGTTTCAAAAACTAATATCGAATACCAATGCTTTACAAAGGCCAGTTGTGAATAAAACACCCGAACAACAACACGCAGGGCTAATAGTTTTTGTAGGCCGCCTAATGGCTATCTGTTTTACATTTACCGTTTTAGCGTTTATTTACGGCATTTTATTTGTAGACCAACCAACCGAACAAGCACCAACAGACGCGCAACTAATTGACTTGCTAAGCACGTTGCTAGTGTTTTTAACTGGCACCCTTAGCGGCCTTGTTGCGTCCAATGGCCTTAAAAGCAAACCCGGCACACCAACCGAAGGCTAAACAATGATCGCTAAAGCCAAACCCGGTGTCGTCGGCGCTCGAGATTACCTAGGCAACAGCGACGGCCCAGCACCCGCCAAACGCCCCGGCACCGAGGAATGGGTAAGACAAGCTGCCAAGTATTCCGGTGGCGCGCTATGGAACAACGGCACCTACGGGCAACGCGACGTTCGATCAAAGCCCGGCACATTGTCAGTACATGCAACAGGGCGCGCTATGGATTTGTCGTATAGGAAAATGGAAACCAAGGGCGTAGCGACAGGGCGTAACACGTCTAAGCAATTTATTGACAAAGTTGTAGCAAACGCCAACCAATTAGGCGTGCAAATGGTTATTGATTATTGGCCACAACCGTTTGGGCGCGCTTGGCGTTGTGATCGGCAGGCATGGAAAGCGTACGAAACTAAAACAGTTAGCAACGCCCCAGGTGGTGATTGGTGGCATATTGAAATTGCACCCGGCATGGCCGACAACCCGGAAGCCGTAAAAGCCGCATTTCAAGCCGTGTTTGAGGTATCCGCAACCGCGTAACAATCATTGGCTAGGGTTTTTGTACCGACGGAAAGCCCGAAATATGACAGAGCCACAAACCTTTATTTACGAGTGTTACATCACAACCCTAGAAACGGGTCAACAAGTGATGGTTCAACTATTTA